GTTCCTGAATTGACATTGTTATTATTATATGTCATTGAACCAGAACTAACGTTATTGTTGTTGTTAGTATAGGTTACTGAACCAGTTAAGTTATTGTTATTGTTGTTGGTAACTGTACCACTTTGTACATTATTATTGGTATTTACACTGGTACTAGTGCTGTTGTTATTATTTGTATTAACTGAATTACTGTTAACTGTACTGGTGGATACGGAATTAGTTGTACTTACACTATTATTATTGGTTGTTACAGTGCTGGTACTATTAGAGGTAGAATTGGTGTCAACTAAACTTTTGCCACCATCATATCCACCTTGATTAATTAAACCTGTTGTGCTGGTAGTAGTGCCACCATTGGTTGTTTGTGTACTGGTATTTGTCTGAGAATAAACAAAGGAAGAAAAAAATAAAAGTAAAACGATCAATGCTCTAAACATATGCATCTCCTAGTTTTCGTTAAAAGTATAAATTCATTATTACGAAATTCAAGGAAACCGCATAAATATTATATACACAATTTATTATGAATATATGATCTATAGAACTTTATTACTTTATTATTTATAATAAGCTTGAAAGTTGGAGGTTCTCTATGCGTTTCTATACCAATGTATTGCAATTTGGTAACAAAATTCTTGTTCGTGGCATTAATGATGGCAAATCTGTTCAAGATAAAATACATTTTTCGCCCACTCTATTTGTTAAAAGCCAAAAACAAACAGAATATAAATCAATATTTGGACAAAATCTTGAATCAATTGAATTTGAAGATATAAATGAGGCTAAGGATTTTGTTAAAAGATACAAAGATGTAGAAGGATTTCCAATATTTGGTAATACTAATTTTGCATACCAATACATCACTAAAACTTTTCCAAAGAATATAGATTTTGATATGACACAACTCAAAATCTATTCTATAGATATTGAAACGTCTGCAGAATTTGGATTTCCTGATACCAATGATCCTTTAGAAGAAGTATTGTTAATCTCTATTCAAGATTATAATAGTAAAAATATTACCACATTTGGTACTAAATATTTTGAGGTTTCAAAAGAAAACCATACATATATAAGATGCGATGATGAATACGATCTATTGAAAAAGTTTATAGGTGTCTGGTCTGATAATTATCCGCATATTGTCACTGGTTGGAATATAGAGTTTTTCGATATCCCCTACCTAGCTAATAGAATAAAAAAGGTTCTAGGGGAGGATTCTCTTAAACAATTATCACCATGGGGAATTGTCAACCAAAAAGAGATATCCAGATTTAAAAAAATTGAAATTGTTTTTGATCTAATGGGTGTTTCTATTTTAGATTATTTAGATTTGTATAAGAAATTCACATACAATGCTCAAGAATCCTATAGATTGGATCACATTGCTAAAGTAGAATTGGGTAAGGAAAAATTAGATTATAGTGAGTATGAATCCTTTAGAATGTTCTATAAAAATAATTGGCAGAAGTTTGTCGAGTATAACGTAGTAGATACTGAAATTGTAGATAAACTTGAGGATAAGATGAAGTTGATTGAACTTATTCTTACAATGGCATATGATGCGAAATGTAATTATGTAGATATTTTCTCGGCTGTTCGAACATGGGATTGTATACTATTTAATCAGTTGTGGAAGAAAAATATTGTAGTTCATCAAAGAGACGAGAATAGAAAAGGCAGACAAATTGAAGGAGCATTTGTTCAAGAACCTGTACCTGGCAAATATGATTGGGTAGTATCTTTTGATGCTACAAGTCTATACCCAAGTATTATTATGCAATATAATATGTCTCCTGAAACTATTATTCCCAATGGCGCAGATGTAACGGTCAATACATTAATAAACAAAGAGCATTCCCTCGATGTATTGAAAAAAGATAAACTTTGTATGGCTGCTAATGGTTATAAATTTAAAACCGACAAGCAGGGAATTTTTCCTGAGATTGTACAAAAATTATTTGATGACCGACAAAAGTATAAGAAGTTGATGATTGCTGCTCAAAAAGAGATGCAGTTAATAGAAGAAGAAATACGAAGAAGATCATAACATTATGAAAACAAATTTATGATAAAACAGAAACCGCCATCAATATGAAAAGATGGCATTTTGAACGTTGCAAAGGGAAAATATGAACCTTAAAAATCTTTCTATGGAGGAACTGCAAGCGCTTCGAAAAGACACTGAGAAGAAAATTTCTAGTTTGAATAATTATCAAATGGCTAGAAAAATTCAACTCAATAGTCTTTTCGGTGCGCTTGGTTAACTAAGGTAACGAATACTTTAGATTTTATGATGATAGAATAGCTGAGGGTATTACTATTACAGGACAGTATATAATTAGAACCGTAGGTAAAGCATTAAATGAATATCTTAATAAGATATGCGGTACTAACAATTTTACTTATTCTTTTTATTCTGATACTGATGCATGCTACATTACGTTGGATAATTTAGTTAAAAAATTTTATAGGGATTTACCTTCCGATAAAGTTGTTGAGATACTTGATAAAATTTGTACAGAAAAAATTGAAAAAGTTATCAACAAGGCATGCGATGAGCTCATGTCTTATACCAACGCCTTTGAAAGAAAAGTATACTTTAAACGAGAAGTAATTGCTGAAAGAGGCATTTGGGTAGCAAAGAAAAGATACGCTTTAAATGTATACAATAATGAGGGTGTTCAATATAAGGAACCTAAATTGAAAGTTATGGGACTAGAGGTTGTTAGATCCTCTACTCCTGAAACAATTAGAGAAGGTTTAAGAGAAGCGGTTAAATTAGTTTTAACTAAAAACGAAGCTTATCTACAGAAATTTGTAAAAGAGTTTGAGGAAAAATTTAAAGAATATAAACCAGAAGATATTGCATTTCCTCGAAGCGTCAATGGTGTAGAAAAGTATACTGACAGAGCATCAATTTATAAACAGGGCACCCCAATGCATGTCAGAGGTTCACTATTGTACAATCATTATCTCAAAGAAAAGAAATTAGATAAAAAATATGAACTAATCCGTGAAGGTGATAAGATTAAATTTTTATATCTAAAAGAACCAAATACAATTGGGGAAAATTGTATAGCATTTGTTTCCTCTATTCCAGAGGAATTAAATTTAAAAAAATATACTGATTATGATATTATGTTTGAAAAAGCCTTTTTAGAACCAATGAATACTATTCTTAATGGTATAGGTTGGCAAGCTAAACCTAAGGCAAGTCTAGAGGGATTATTTTCATGAGAGTAGGAGTTTTAACACATGCCCTAGGTATCGGTGATCATGTGGTGTTCAATGGTATGACAAGAAGATTGTTAGTTGAACATAAACTAGATATCATTTATGTAACAGCTTGGCAACAATACCAAAGTATGGTAGAGTTTATGTTTAGAGATGATTCTCGTATAAAGGTAGTAGGTATACCTTCAGGTGGCGAATATTATGCAATAAGATATATTATTCAAAATACGAATCCAGCTACAGTATACATTATAGGGCACGATGTTTTGCCTGGACAACCATATGATGATTTAATTAAACCTGGTATGGAATACTATCAAGTAGCTTGGACTACTTTAGAAAAACAAACTATAGATGTTTTACAAAAATGTTTTTATGATTATATGAATATTGATTGGAAACATAGATTTATAAGTTGTTACTATTCTCGAGACATGCAACAAGAGAATAGAGTGTTTAATAAATTAAATCCAAATGATGAGGATTACATTTTTATTTTAGATGATGCTTCACGCGGTTATTCAATGGATATGAATAAGGTTGCCAAAATTAATGACAAAAACTATAAGATCATTTATAATGACAGAGGTGAAAATATGTTCTATTTCGGAACCATTCTACAAAACGCAAAACAAATTCATGTTATGGAATCCTCTTTAAGAAGCTTGATTGAAGTTCTTCCAATGGAAAATAATGAATTTTATTATCATCAATACATTAGAAGTACAGATAGAATGATAATCGATGGTAAAATTAATCCAATAGAAACTAGAAAACCATGGCAAATTGTACTTTAGGAAATATATATGTCTATATTAGAAAAATTGAAAAAAAATTCTACAATTAAAGAAACAGAGGTACTAAGTAAATCTAAATTCTTTTTAAAGAAGGATATGATTCAGACTTCTGTACCAATGATGAATGTTGCTTTATCTGGTAGCTTAGAAGGAGGATTGACTCCCGGATTGACTGTATTTGCCGGACCATCTAAGCATTTTAAAACTGCTTTTTCATTACTCTGCGCAAAGGCATATTTAGACAAATATGAAGATTCTATTATATTATTTTATGATTCTGAGTTTGGTAGCCCTCAGTCTTATTTTGATAACTTCGGTATCGACACATCCCGTGTTCTTCATACGCCCATAACTGATATCGAGCAACTTAAGTTTGATAGTATGCAGCAGATTAACAATATTGAACGAGGTGATCATGTAATTGTCGTAGTTGATTCAGTAGGTAATCTTGCATCCAAAAAAGAAGTTGAGGATGCTTTAGAGGGAAAATCAGTTGCAGATATGACACGTGCTAAACAAATGAAATCTCTATTTAGAATGGTGACTCCCCATCTAACAATTAAAGATATACCAATGATTGTTGTTAACCATACATATTCAGAAATTGGATTATTTCCAAAACAGATTGTTTCTGGAGGCACGGGCTTGTATTATTCTTCCGATAATATTTTTATTATTGGTCGTCAACAAGAAAAAGATGGAAATGAAGTAACCGGATTTAATTTTATTATAAATGTTGAAAAATCTAGATTTGTAAGAGAGAAATCTAAAATTCCAATTGAGGTCTCTTTTGAGGGCGGTATTAGTACATGGTCAGGTTTACTAGATGTTGCTATGGAAGGAGGTTTTGTTGTTAAACCTAGCAATGGCTGGTATGCCCATAAAGGATCCGAAAAGAAATTTAGACACAAGGATACTTATACAAAAGATTTTTGGATGCCGATACTAGCTAGTAAAGAATTTCGAGATTATATAGAATCAAGTTATAAAATAGCCGGCACAGATATGTTACAAAAAGAGATAAACGAGCAGGAATTAGATGAGGAGTTTGAAAATGCAAGTTCAATATGAACCCTGGCATCTCAATGAAAAGGCATGGGGTATAAAATTTACTGGGGGAAAATTCAAAGATACCATCATTAGTATTGATACTTTAGATTTTGAACCCGATCATGAGGGAATGATGACTTTAGATTTTCATTTCATTAATAAGACTTCTGGTTTGCCTGAACGAGAATTCAATTCTATAGAATTTAATTCATTAATGGAAAAAATATTAAATGATATTTTAAAAAGGGCGATTGATGAGTTTGATAACAATAGAGAATCTGATACTAGCGAATTTAATCAACAATGAAAAATATATGCGTAAAGTATTTCCTTTTTTAAAACAGGAATATTTTACCTCTCAAACAGATCTAAAAGTTTTTAAGTATATACAGGATTTCGTATCTGAATTCAATAATAGACCCAATACTGATGCTCTTATCATTTATGCACAAAATGATAAAAGTTTAAGTGAGGATCAGTATACGGAAGTAATTGAAACTATACAAACATTAGTAGATAATAATCCTGATGACGTATGGTTAGAAAAACAAACAGAGAAATTTTGTAAAGATAAAGCTATCTATAATGCAATTCTAAGTTCAATTGCGATTATAGATGGGCGGGATAAAAACTTGTCTACAGATGGCATTCCCCAACTCCTACAAACTGCATTAGGTGTAACTTTTGATAAAAAGGTTGGGCATGATTATATTGAAAATGCCGATGATAGATTTGAGTTCTATCATCAAGTAGAATCTAGAATAGCATTTGATCTGGAAATGTTCAACAAAATTACAAATGGTGGTCTACCGAATAAAACTTTAAATGTGGTGCTATCTGGTACAGGTGTTGGAAAATCTTTATTCATGTGTCATGTTGCAGCATCGGTGTTGAACCAAGGCAAAAATGTATTGTATATTACTTTGGAAATGGCTGAGGAAAGAATAGCTGAAAGAATAGATGTTAATCTTATGAACATCACTTTAGATCAGCTTAGAGATTTACCAAAACCTATATTCAAAAACAGAATAGAAAAAATCCAAAGTAAAACACAAGGTAAATTAATTATCAAGGAATATCCTACTGCTAGTGCGCATGTAGGTCACTTTAGTTTATTATTAAATGAACTTAAATTAAAAAAGCAATTTTCCCCGGATATAATTATTGTTGATTATCTAAATATTTGTGCATCATCTAGATTTAAAGCTGGTGCTAATATTAACTCTTATACTTTAATTAAAGCCATAGCAGAAGAACTAAGAGGACTTGCTGTCGAAAACAATGTTCCTATTTTGAGCGCAACACAAACTACAAGAGGAGGGTATGGCAATACTGATGTAGAGCTTACAGATACTTCCGAATCTTTTGGTTTACCCGCTACTGTTGATTTAATGTTTGCTCTTATTACAACTGAAGAACTAGAACAAATGAATCAGTTAATGGTAAAACAGTTAAAGAATAGATATAATGATCCAACAACAAATAAAAGATTTGTTATAGGTATAGATAGAGCAAAAATGAAATTGTATGATTTAGAACAAACTGCACAAAAGGGATTGTCGGATTCCGGTATAACATTAAATCCCGAAGATCTTGAATCATCTATGAATACTGTTTTTAAGAGAAATAGAGATTTTTCAGGAATAAAATACTAATAAACTCAAGCGAATAAATATTCTTGGCGCTAGAAATAAAAATTAATTGAACTATTAAAAAGAAGCATTTTACATGCAAGAATTCTTTAAAGAACTATTTTTAGAAAAAAATAATAAGGAGATAAAATGCCAGAAATTTACTTTTATTTAAAGGATCTTGTTCAAATTGCTTTGCTTTTATTGGCTTGTTTTGCTTGTTACAAGTGGGGACATAGAAAGGGAGTAGAAGATACTCTCGAATTTATGGAAAATCAAGGCATAATTGAATCACAAGACGCATAATCTGTTGTTCTTAAACAACACCAAAGCCCGAGCATTTGACTCGGGCTTCTTTTTCTATTATAATAATGTTATGAACTTAGAAATCGGACAATTTGTAGAGCTCAAGATACGCCACTATTCTTATCTATATAAGAATGAGGGTTGGGTTGAGAATACTCTAAAGGGGCAGGTCGTTCCTAACCCAAAATGGTTAGATGACGACTACGTTAGTATTTTAACTGACCATCACCTACATCCTGTATCGATGGTTTTTAAACAAAACATTGTAGGTTTTGATTTGGCAAGAGGTAGATCTGCCGGCAGAATTTTCAATGTTAAATCCAAAAAGACAGGCAAACAATACAGAGTGATCTCCAGCAATGGTTCGGTCACTTGCGAATGTATCGGTTTTCAGTATCGTAAAACGTGTAAGCATGTCACCGCGGTAAAGAAATTTATCCAAAATGCTTGACACTCCATACTTTTGGTTATATAATAATGGTGTAGTAACAATTTTATTCTAATTTGAGAAGGATTATATTATGTCACAAGGTTTGTTTACGGTTGCAGGTGTTTCTACTCAACATGGATCCACTAAGGTTCGTTTTGCTAATGATCTAGCATCACGTGTTAAATTACTTGCTAAAGGGGGACATGATCCTCTAGAATTAGTTCAGTTGCCAAAAACAATGACTAAAGCAGAGGCATGCCAATACTTGCTAGAACTCGGTGGAGTTTTCTCACAATGGGAAACACTTATCAATGAAACTATGGGTAAGAAGTCTGAGATTTCTTCACCTAAAGCGCCGAAAGTTGCTAAGGCGCCGGCCACGGTTAAGGCTCCTGCTAAGACCAAAGCTGTCAAGCAACCCAAGATTGTCTTGGAAACTAAAGCCGAAGAAGATGATCTTGAGATTGAAGAGCTGAAGCAAATCGCAGCTTAATCGTCGGGAGACGAATATAGGGGAGCGGCAAGTACTGCCTGTTCTTAAACGACAACATTGTGCCCTTTCCTAATAAATACTATATATTTTTTAGGAAACATTATGAAAATAACTAAAATCGTTGTTGGATTGAGCACTCAAGATTCCTTAATGGAAGAAGCTGTTGTTTTTCCAGAAAATATTGCTATGCTATATGGTATAGATCAATCCGAAGAAGTTTACAATTTTACTAATTCCAAGTATAAAAAATATAAAAATTGTAAAGTATTCAATACTAGAATTTCTAACGACTCTAAATCTCTAAAAGAATTTGTAGAAGAAAATAATATTTTACAAATTGACAGTATTCATATTGATACTGAAATGAGAGATATTGATGTTTTAGCCACACTACAAGATAAGTTCTCTATTTTAGAAAACGGGGAGCTAAGATGTCAACCAATAGATAATCCAAACTCAAATATAAATCAAAATACTTATGATGAGTGCGAAAAGTTTTTATCTAGTTATGGATATTACATTCATAGTATTAATACTAGTAGAGATAATGAATGGTGCATTTCATTTTCAAAAATAAAAACTATCGAAAATGAATCTATTGGAAATTAAAAATTTCATAGAAAAACAAAGCCCTGAAACTAAAATTTACATAGGTTGCGATTCAGAAAGATATCGAAAAAATAATATATGGTATGCTGATTATGTTCTTGCAATAGTTGTCCATATAGATGGTAAACATGGATGCAAAATCTTTGGTGAAGTAATCACCGAGAGAGACTATGATCAAAAAGCGAATAAACCAACCTTTAGATTAATGAATGAGGTATATAAGGTTAGTGATCTATATTTAAAATTACAAGAGGTTTTAGTGAATAGAGAAGTTGAAGTTCATCTTGATATAAATCCCGATGATGAATATGTAAGCAATATTGTATTATCCCAAGCAATTGGATACATTAAAGGAACTTGTAACGTTGTTCCATTAGTTAAGCCATCTGCTTTTGCAGCAAGTTATGCTGCTGATCGTCTTAAAGAACTTAAACTAGCATAACAGTATAATCTTTTTCAAAAAGTAAAAATTAATGGAGTTTTAATTGGCTAGAATAACATCTGAAATAGCATCAAATAAAATTGGTAACAAATATGAAATGATTCTTATTGCTGCCATAAGAGCTAGAGAACTTAAGCGAGGAGATGCTCGAAAAGTTGCTAAAGAAAATAAACCAATTGTAACTGCTCTTAGGGAAATAGAAGAGGGTAAAATTGGTAAAGAATATTTAAGAAAAGTTAAAAAAAGATAGACTAAAAAAACTATTTTCTATATAATAAGTAAAGGTGATAGTCGCACACCTATTTGTGACGTTTTTATTAATTGGAGTTATTATGCTTAAAACACGCGTACTGAAAGTATTGCAATCTGGTAGGCAATTTACCCCAGCTCAACTTGCTGGTCTAACACAAAGCTCAGAGGATAGTATTCGTCCTCGCATTAGTGAGCTTCGTTCAGAAGGCCATGCTATCTATACCAATACTACTAAAAATGGTAAGGCAGCATATCGTCTAGGTAAACCAAGTCGTGCTATGGTAGCTGCTGCTTATAAACAAGCAGGTAGTGCTGCCTTTTCAGCCTAATCTAAATAGCCGGGAAACCGGCTATCATTTACATTATGAAAACATTTGATTTTAATGACAAAACTCTTTGTAAAGAAGCCAAGCGTCTTAACATTATAAAACGTATCAAGGCAAGAGATCTAAACAATGAGGAAATGGAATTAGCTAAAGCATATTCTAGTTGGGAATATCAGCTAAAAAAAGCTAAAATTCAAGAGTTACCTGAACACAAAAAGATTAAACTTAGAGAAAAACATGGTGAAAGTTATCGAAAGCGAAAAGCTGATCCTCTTAAATTTGGAAAAATGGAATTTACTGCTCTCAAAACAAGAGCTAGAACTAAAAATTTTAAGTTTGATCTAACAGCTGAGTATATTCAAAAGAAATTTGATGATTGTAACGGAAACTGTGCTATTACTAAATTACCTTTTAGTATGGAAATAGGAAAAAAGGGAAAAAGAAATCCTTATAGACCTAGTGTAGATAGAATTAATTCTAAAAAGGGATATATAAAAGGCAATATTCAAATAGTATTAGCAATAGTAAATACAATGAAAATGGATTATACTGACGATATATTACATCCAGTCGTTAAAGCTTGGTCAGAAAATATTTAATAAACAAGTTTGGGGCTTTCGGGTCCTTACTTTTGACTTTCTAGAACATATAAATATAGGTATAATTACAAGGAGTATAAATGAAAAACTTAGAACAATCCATAATCAAAGTTTTGAAAGAATCCATGGGTATTTATGAAAGCCACGAGGAAGTTTCCAAAAAATTGAATTCTGCAGCAGGAGATGATGTGGGAGGGGAGAAGGCTAATTTTACAGATGGTAGTGGGCCTAATAAATATCATCCCTCAGGAGAGCCCTCACATTCTTCGCCGGTTAAACATCATTACTATCATCAAGGAGATTTTGACGGTGGAGGATATGACGATCATCAGAAAGAACATCATATTACTGTAAGCCACCATGATGATGGTAGTGCAACGGTGCAACATTCTGTTGTACATCGTAAATGGAATGCCCGAGAAGGAGATTATAGAGAATCCGTTAAGCACAAAGAAAAACATCTTAAAGATTTAAATTCGGCTATAGATCACGTTAAAAAATTAGATACTAATTAGTAAAAATTATCTAGTTAAATTCTCTATATGTACTATTAATTTAACTAGGGCCCTCGGGCCCTTACTTTTTGATTTTCTAGAACATATAAATAATAGATCCCAATATATTCTAATGGAGAAAAGATGGATTCCTTCCGTTATTTTGATTCAAAAAATTATCATCCAACAGTAGCAAAGCTACACCATCCAGGCAATCAAGCCAATTATCATCTAAGACACGATGTAGATAACGAAACTCATCATCTAAGAGATAAAACTGATGGCGAATTAATGAAAACATTTTATAATATGTCTACAGATGAAGTATTGGACGACCTTAAAAAAAATGGATATCTAAATGGACATAAAGAGTTTCATACAAAATAAGTTGAATCTAATTTTTGAAGAGGGGAAAAAAGGTGCACACGCCTATAATACCTTTGGAGCAGTTGTAAATGAAAATCGTCTTGCATATTGGCTTAGAGGCAAGTATGATCATGAGGCAAATACATTAGGAGAGGGGCGCTATGAAGGTGAGGAAGAATCCAATGTAAAAAATGCTCAAGAAAAATTAAAAGCTGTTCCTGGTCTTTATGAAGAACAAGATAAACGTGCAAGGGCAATGGCTCTTGCTTTTTTAAAGCATAATCACGAAAAGGGTTATAGGGGTATAGATAAAGTGCATGTTACTAGTAAACCCGGGCAAATAGAAGCAGCAACAGGTATTAGTTTGACACAACAAGAAAATCCTTCAGACCTAATAGCAAAATTCAAAAAAGTTCCCCCTAAGGTTAAACATAATTTTGTAGGATTATCCGCTAAATCATCTAGAAAGGGTAAAATAGGATTTCATAATGGTGGCACGGAAACTGTTGGATCATTTTTGGGTCTAGACTTAGAAGGGATGGCCAATCAAAGACAAAACGAGTTTGCCGATGAACATGGGCTGGACAGAAAAAAAAGTGTAAGAGAGAAACAATTAAAAGCCGATGACGCTAAATACAATTATGCTAAAGCAGCAGCACAAGATTTGCACAAAGATATTAGAGATAAAATATTAGAGGGATATAATAAAAAAGCCGAAACAGATCATGAAGGCCTAAGAAATCATATTCTTAATACTTATTTAAAAGCTTCTGATAGTGAGGAAGCTATACCATACCAAAGAGTTAGTGGTAAAAGTTTACCCGGTAAAGAAGCTACTGCTACAGTTGAAGAATCACATGACAATCCTGTTTATCATGCATTGAAAAATGCTAAAAAAATATCTTTTGCTGCTGCAGGGAATGGGTATATTCATGTGATGGCTGATGGAGCCAAGCAATTTGCGATACAGGTTAAACATAATAATAAACCAATGGCGTCATCCATTAAAATAAATGGACAACCCTAATGCTTAGTTTAAAGACATTTATTACTGAAAGTAACGAGGATGCAAACAAACAACTATCCCATTTAGATCATCCATATCAACAACATGTGATTTATGGATTATCCGGCGCAAGAGCAGCGGTTAAAAATCTTAAAGACACACATGAATTTTTTAAAACGGGAGAGTCTAATAAAGTAGCTACTTCAAGAAAAGTTGATGGGGGAGTGAGTGTTATTCTTTCCAAGAAACACGGACAATTCTCAGTTGCGACTAAATCCGCATTCAATAAGAATCCCAAAATAAACTACACTGCTGCAGATGTAGATAAAAATCATGGTCATGCACAGGGATTAGCTGCCACGCTAAAACACGTTTTAAAACATGGCAAGGATTTAGTAAATAATAATCATACTGTTCAAGGGGATTTATTATATACACATGATTCTAACAATCCAACTCCCAGTGAACCTGAAATACAAGATAATAAAGTAAGTGTTACGCCAAATAGAATGACTATATCTCATAGTGGCGCACCCAAAAGTATGGGTATCGCTTTACACACAACTTATGATGATGAAGGTGTGGCCAGATCGGGGGTTCGCCCAATAGCAGTAAATTATTCAAAAGATGTATTTGTAGCAGATACATCTTTTCATCCCGTCACTAGTCATTATTCTGAAACTGCTAGAAAACAGGCAGAAGAAAATCTAGATAAAGCCCAAGAATTAATTAATAATAATCCTGATCATTTTAGATTATCTGATGAGCATAAAGAACATATGCTAACTTATATGAATGCTTTGAGAACTGAGGACGGAAAACTAAAGAAACCAACTATTGAAGGATATACGAATCATTTATCCAATATACGAGATAAAGAGGTTGCTAAAGTTAAAACAGAAAAATCTAAAGCAGCAAAAGTAAATCATTATAATAAATTAATAGATGATGTGAAATATAATAAACCAAAGTATCAATCTAATTTTGATCTACATGACCATTTGAATAATGTAACTGAGGCATTATCCACTGCAATATCTAAAAATAAAGCTAGTAATTTTAATACAGAAATAGATGGTCAGAAAAGTTCTGACGAAGGCGTTGTTGTTTCAAATGCTAAACACGGTAATATACTTTTTAAAATTGTTCCAAATAAAGTAGCAAGCGCATTAAGGTTTAATCCTAGATTCGGAAGAAAAGTTACACAAGCATGAAAACTTTTAAAGAAGTTATAAAAGAAAAAGAAATAATTAATAACTTTGTTCATTATACTGTGAGAGAATTGGGTATTAAAACTTTACCTAAAATTGAATTGGAATCGTCAGAAGATGTTGCGAAAATAAATAAAAGCTTTGGTTCGTATTCACCCAACGCAAATGTTATTAAAGTGAGCACTAATGGTCGGCATATAGCAGATGTTTTAAGAACATTGGGACATGAATTAGTTCATCATTCCCAAAATGAACAAGGAGTTCTGAATAACGAATCTGGAGAAACAGGATCAGATCATGAAAATGAAGCAAATGCTAGAGCTGGAGTTCTATTGAGAAACTTCGGAAGATCCAATCCTGTTATTTTCGAAGATTATGAAAACCCTTATCGATGGGATTGGGGAACACCCGAAGGAACTAGATATATGATTAAACTACATCCATGGAATATAATTGATCAAAGCACTTTTAAAAAGTTACTAAAGAATAAAAAGTAACATTTATCATCTAGGCTCAGAGCTATAATAACACCTTGTCAATACAATGTCTATAAAATCTATCAAAGAAAAGCAACTTTTGATTAACTTAGCCAAATCTTTTGGTCAGAGTGTGGATTCTGCTATTTTGGAAGAAGTAAGGCAACATAAAGAATTTGAAAACGGTATACGAGAATCTATACGAAGCAATGCGCTTTTGGATTTAAATAAGGCTCTTTTGGAATTAAAAGAACAAGCAGATAAAACTTCTATAGAAAATAAATATCCTTTGCCTCCGTCTCTAGATGATCTAGATAAAATCTTAGAGGAAGAAATTTCTGTGCAAGTAGTTGAGGAAAAAAGAACTGATCCCAGCATCACTGATTTGGTTTCACATGCAATAAGTAAAAGTGTTAAGGTTGAAAGCTTTCAACAACCAGACCCGCTACTTGTGGATGCAGATATGGGTGCCATACAAAAGAAAATTAAATTTTTAGAACAATGGTTAGGTAAAATTTCAGCATATGGTTCGGGTGGGGGAGCTGGTTCAGTTGCAAAATTAGATCACGAGACTAAATTAATTAGTTCCTCTAGTTATAATATTACTAGTAAAGATTTTTACGTTGGTGTTAATTATGCTGGTAATGTAACTATAACATTGCCTTCCATTACTAATAACGGTAGGATGTGTATAATAAAGGATGAATCTGGTAATTGTTCCATAAATCCAATAACAGTTTTAGGGACAGTTGATAACGATGTCGGCGGATTTATTTTGGCACAGAATAATGGCGGAATACAAATGATTTATAGAGACGGTTGGAGAATAGTATGACATATCTTTTTAATGGAAGCGCTGTTATTGTAAACGATGTAGAAGTTAGAAATGATACTGGTAATGCTTTAACTGTATCACTATCACCTACAAATTATGATTCTTTTGGTAGGTTTAGAATTAGTGCCCCTCTTACACTATTTGATTCCTCACAACGATACTACGATAATGGCAAATTTGCAACATCAAATACAGCAAACACCAGTTACTCTTTTCAAGCAAATACTGCCAGTATAGACATGGTTGTCGATACAACGGCTAATGCTAAAGTTTATAGAGAAAGCTATAGAGTATTTGCCTATCAACCAGGCAAATCATTACAAATTATTAATACGTTTGTTATGAATACCAGCAAGGCAAATCTCAGGCAACGTGTTGGGTATTTTAGCACAGACAATGGTATTTTTCTGGAACAATCAGATGATGTGTATTTTGTAAAACGATCTAAAGCTACTGGATCAATTGTAGATACAAAAATTGCACAATCTGATTGGAACATAGACCCCATGAATGGAACAGGTCCTTCTGGATTGACTTTAAATCTGGCTTATCCTCAAATCTTTTGGACAGACATAGAATGGTTGGGTGTTGGCACAGTAAGAATGGGATTTGTAGTTAATGGTCGATTTATTCATTGTCATTCCATACACCATGCCAATTTTTCCAGTTCGCCTGCTGGTGCTTATATGCAAACTGCATGTCTACCAGTTAAATATGAAATAGAAAACACCGGAGCAACTGCAAGTTCTTCCACACTTAAACAAATATGCTCTACAGTTATTTCTGAAGGTGGTTATGAATTGTCTGGAAAAATGCGAACCATAGGTATGCAACCTATTACTGCTGCTAATTATAATCTTGCAACAGCTAATGTATTCTATCCGGTGGCCAGTATTAGATTAAAATCCACTCATTTAGATGCCATTGTCATTCCTAAAAACATAGCCTTGGTTGGCACAACACAAAGTGATTTCAGATACAAGATTATTACTAATGCAAATGTTTCCGGGGGCTCTTGGGTTTCTGATGGAGCAGATTCTGCTGTAGAATATAATCTTTCAGGCACTTCTGTTACTGGAGGAACAGATTTAAGATCATCTTATTTGATATCTACAGGTAGCCAAAGTTTGACTGTAGATCTCAGAGATGGTGATTTTAAATTTCAATTAGAAAGAGATAGTTTTACGTCAACACCTGTAACCTTTACCTTGGCAGTAGCCGCTAAATCTAACAACGATAAAGTATTGGCTTCCATAGATTGGGAAGAAATAACTTAATTGAAATACATTTTTCAATCTTTATAAATAAATAATACCTTTATTTTAATGGGCACAATGACACTTAACGAAGAACAATACGGAGATCACGCGGTAATGGTGGGCGGAATGTCGCCTTTTACTACTGGTCATCAATCCGTAGTGCAACAAATGCACAGAAGCAAGCATTCATCCGTGAATGTTTATACCACACAAGCTTCTAAAAGACCTATATCTGCTGAACAAAAGGTAGGATATATATCAAAAGCAGTTCCTCAAAGTACTAATGTTTCTTCTACTGTAACACCTTTACATGCGTTATCACAAATGTATAGTGAAGGTAAACGAGGACATATTACATTCTATGGTGGTTCAGATAGGGCTAATATAGCTGAAAGATTACGCACTTATAATGGTAAACGGGGTGGCCATGGTTATTATAAGTTCGATAGTATCAATTTTAAACAAGTTGGTCAAGAAAGATCAGATAAAGCTCAAGGATTAGCAGGTGTATCCGGTTCAAAGGCTAGAGCAGCTAAATCTCCTGAAGAATTGAAGAAATATTTACCTAAGGAATTGCATAAGGATGCAACTAATATATTTAATAATATACATGCACCTAGAGAAAAGAAACCTTTAAGAGAATCATATTTATCTAACGATATATTTAATTTATTAGATGATGTAAGATTAAAGGATGGTAGAGTAGGGTATATAGTTTATAAGGGTCCAAATTACGTCACAGTACAATTAGAAAATAAACAGACAGTAAAAACTTGGATATATGAAATAGAAGATTTCAAATTAAATAAAACTTTTGTAAAAGAAAATTATACTAAAATACAAACTAAATCTAAACCAGATTTTGCATTACCTAATTTAAAAGAACAAAAAATACCGGCCCTACTCATACCTTCTAAAAAATTAATAGAAGAATCAGGTCAATTGGTATATCAAGATTATAAAACTAAAAATTTTGAGATTTGTCCTAGTGCTCAAGAATTAGTTAAAAAACTTATTGAAAGAAAAGATTTAAATCCCAAATATGTGAAACAGGCCATAATGGCTTTGGATAAGATGTTCGGTTTAGAAAAGTTAGCTAAAATTGAAAAGGCGACCTCTACCAATATACATGATTTTACTATGTATGCATCCATTGCGCATGACACGTTAAATCTACTTGGTATACAAGATAAAGATATACTTTTTATAATAGATCATTATAAAAATTATGCCAAATTAGTTGATCATGATGATGAATCACTAGCAGATGATCCTTATTCGCATACTGTTACCTCACATTTAAATGATATAGATGAATGGGCAGAGATCATGCAAAATGATCCAAATGCAAAAGATAAATTCATTAAAAAAGGCAGAGCAACCCCTGGAATGTTTAAAAAAGTAACAACATCTGATTATCAAGTAAAATTTAGTCCAGAAAAAGGTAAATTTTATAAAACAAAAGGTGTTATAGTATCAAAGGGTCATACCAAAATAGATGACGGAGAAGAAGATATGCAAAAAATTTCTGAGGGTATTGATAAAGTAATGGGTCCGGGCACTCAACCAGATAAACCTGTAGGTTTGGTCTCGTTTAGTAATTTCAATAAATTAATAGGCCGGCATAAATTGGAATATACTACGGATGCTCAAGCTACTGATGATGAGAAAAAATTAATAGCTACTAAAACACCTAATTCAACCGTAGCAAAGAAAAGAATACAAATGGGATTGGATTAATGGAAGAGTTACAATTAGCTATTAGTAAAGTATTGGCTGATACATTTGGTATGTATTACAAAGCTCATACTTTTCATTGGAATACATCAGGTCCAGATTTTTATCAGTATCATCAATTTTTAAATGAAATTTACGAAGAATTGTTTGAGGCGATTGATAAAGTAGCTGAATTTCTTAAAGCTATAGATGGTAATCCTCCTAAAAAATTATCAGTGTTACAACAGATGATGTCCATAATTGAATCTGAACCTATCAGTGCTTTGGATATGATTAATGATCTTTATATGACTAATAATTTGGTTTTAGTATCTTTAATGAGAGCGTATCAGTTAGCTGATGATGCCGGAGAATTAGGTTTGTCTAATTTCATACAAGATAGAATAGGGGTTCATCAAAAACACGGTTGGATGTTAAAGGCTACACTAAAATGAAAAAATTTAATGAACATTATAAGAAAGAGGATTTATCAATTGAAGAAATAGATTTATTAACTGAAGATTTACAGTGGGAAGATATATATGATCTATATACTGATGATGAGATTGAAGATATAGAAACTACAACATTATCGGAAAAGATTTCTGCATCCACAAGATTAAAAAAGATGCAGCAGATGAAACAACGAAAAACTAAGATGATAACAGCTAAAGCTGCTAAATTAAAGCGTCCCTCTTCCACTGCAGTCTTAACTGATAGAGCCAAGGCCGCGGCCAGAAGAATGATAATGAAAAAATTGCTTAAAGGTAGGGATAAATCATCTTTATCCGCACAAGAAAGAGATAATCTTGAGCAACGTGTTAAAAATATGATTGCAAATCAGCCAGGAATAGTTTCTAAAACAGTAATGAAAGTAAAAAGTTTAGAAAGATCTAGATTATCTGGATCTAAAAATAAATGAAGTTACCTGTTACCAATGAGGATCTAAGAACTTGGTTTCGACAGAAGTGGGTTCGAATGGATACCAAAGGTAATATTAAAGGCGACTGTGCGAGAGAAGATGGTGAAGGTAAACCTAAATGTTTGCCATCAACTAAAGCATATTCAATGAGTAAAGCTGATAGAGCAACCGCAGCAAGAAGAAAACGAAGAGAGGATCCGGTAGCAGATAGACCGGGAAAAGGCGGTAAACCAATAAATGTTAGGACAGAAGAAATGGATTTAGAAGAAGAAAATAAACCTACCAATCCTGCTTTATGGGCAAGAGCTAAATCTTTAGCAAAATCTAAATTTGATGTCTATCCTTCTGCCTATGCTAATGGCTGGGCTGCTAAATGGTATAAATCCAAAGGCGGGGGTTGGAAATCTGTCAGTGAGGGGGTTGATGATGAAGGCGGAATGGCTAAAGGAGATTTAGAAACCATAGCATCTAAGGCTAAGGATCTCTCCAAAATGATGAAAAAAAATAAACAACTTGATGCCTGGGTCCAATCTAAAATAACTAAAGCTGACGATTATATCGGTTCAGTTCATGATTTTTTAAAGAATGGCAGACAAGAAGTAGATGAACCAATGACTAAAAAAACATTTTCTAAACTTAGAGAACAACTTGAGTCTTTTTGCGAAGATTGTGATGATGCTTTATATGGGTCAGTAGAAGAGGATTTTGAACCTACTGGTGATGAGCAATATGAGGATTGGGATTTAAATGAAGAAGCTACTTATCAATATGTTCCCCATAATACAAAGTTTCCTAATAGAACTAGTAAGGGACATTATCATGTTGGCATCACTAAGGATGAACAGAGTCGTAAAGGTGCTAATATTTTAAAACATAAAGAAGGTGGATACTTTGCAGCATCTGGATCGACATCTAAACAAGAAGGCGACATTCATAAAACACCCGAAGCAGCTGCCAAAGCATTTCACTCTAAAAGAAATGAAAATTTAGCTGAGGCAGATACTCCTTTGTCCTATTTGTTAAAAAATCCAGGTAAAAAATTACCTATGCATTTAGATCCAAATAGACCATTTGATCCAGATATGCCCAAGAAAAATCCAGTGGCCAAAGCAGGCAAATATGGGCAGGGTTTCTCTACAGCAAAACACTTGGCTAAACAGGGAATGGCAAGTGTAAAAGAAGACGAAACTTATGAAGCTGCAAATCTTGCACAACAGGCAGCTATTGCCATCGCCATGAAGAAAGCAGGTAAAAAACCCAAGAATATTGACGAAGCCAAATATCAAAAATTAACTCCTCGACAAAAATTTACTAATTCTTTAGCACGTGCAGGCTATGATGTAAATGCCAGTTCAAAACGAATACAAGACTTATTAGCTAAGCAAAAGAAAGAGCGTGAAGAAAGAGAAAAGCAAGGTGTGGCGGAAGGCTATGAAGATAGAAAAAACGCACCATCATGGCATTCTGCTTCAGTAAAGAATCCAAACTTCAACGACGAATTATCTGGCAGACGAATTAGTGCTCCTGGAAAACGTCTAAAATCTGGTAAACTAAGTGCTGACGAACGAGGAAGTCAAGAACGCACTAAAGCATTGATAAAGTATAAGCAAGCACGGGGTGGATTGACTGGTCCCAAAGGTCATTTACCTGAAGGCATTGAACTACAAGAAGCAGAAAAGAATGGTAGAACTGTTCAGTTAAATAAACCTTTTAGAACATCAGACGGCAAGGGAAAATTTGCTGTCTATACGAAGAATGATAAAGGTAATGTAGTTAAAGTGAATTTTGGAGATACTACAGGGTTAACTATTAAGACTGGAAATCTAAATAGGCGTCGTAGTTTTAGAGCTAGACACAATTGCGACGATCCGGGTCCCCGCCACAAGGCTAGATACTGGGCATGTAAGAGCTGGTCCAAGGATACAGTTTCGGCAGGTTTAGGGACATAAATAAAAGAATAATTCATTTTAAAGGAACTAGAATGACAAGAATTACCAACAATCTTTTCGAAGCAATTCGCAAAGTGACTGCCGGTCAGCAGGAACCAAATTTGCTCAAAGAAGATGCAGATAAACAAGTAGAAGAAGGTCAAGTAGACAAGGCACATTATTGTGCTACTCATGTAGAGCACCCAATCTTCGGTCACGGAGAATGTATTGCTGAAGCACATGCTGATCCAGATGCTGAAGGCAATGTTGAATGGTATACTGTTCAGTTTAAAGATGGTATTCGCAAAGTATATTCTGAAGCAATGAAAGTTAAAAAAGCTAAGATGCATGAACATGCAGATATATCTGACGATGTAATTTCTGAAATGGTAGATGAGCTATCAGATGATGAATTTGCTGAAACTTTAGAAGAAGCTAGTTACTCTGCTAAGGCTGCTCGCGCGGGCAAAGACATCGGCAAACCAGGCAAAATGTTTGCGAAGATTGCTGCATCTGCTGCTAAGCGTTATGGTTCAGCAGAAAGAGGCAAAAAAGTTGCCGGTGCTGTTCTAGCTAAACTTCGTGCTAAAAGTATGAAGGAAGAAGCAGAACAGATGAATGAAGCACAGACCAGTGCTGCAGCCAGATATGCTAAAGCTAAAATGAGTTCGCAAGCTAAAACAACTATGAAGCATGTTGCTAATCCTACTGCTGGGGAAATGCAAGCTGCAAAGGATATTAAGCCTGGTATTGCTGGGTATCGTGACCGTGTAGCAATGCTTAAGTCTGCAGAAAAAGAAGGACGTCTAAAAGAAGGTATGGATCCAGTAGGTAAAGAGGATGAAGATATTAACAATGATGGTAAAAAAGATAAGTCAGATTCTTATTTACTCAATCGCCGTAAAGCAATTAAGGCAGCAATGAAAGAGGAAATCACTGTAGTATTGGAGAATATTTTAACTGTTGAAGTACCTTCCTCAGCAACTTATGCTGATTATCTTGATGCAGTTAAAACAATTATCGGTAGTGATGATCCAGAGTTTCAACAAGATATTGTTAAAATCGCAGCAGAGGCATTTGATACAGGCAAAATAGAAATTATAGCCGAAGCCGAATTGATTAAGAAGGGCGTTTTAGAAGCTTATAAATCTACAGCAGACTATGGTAACCAAAAACTCTATAGTAAAGAGTTAAGTGGTACTGTGGATAGAACCAAACCTGGTGTAGTTAGATTTTCAAGAGATACGCAACAAACTGTTGGTATGGATCAAAAGACCAGAAAAGCTAAGAAAGAACGTGAAGCTAAGGTTTTTGGCTCTAAGTAAGCCATAAATATTCAAAAGGGGAAAAAAAATGTCTCAATGGGGCAAATTAGATAAATATGCACTTGTTGGTCAAGTAACAGCTAATCTTAATAGTACAACCGTTCGTGCTAACAATACTATATTTAGTAACGTTAATGTGCAACCTGGTTATGCTATTTTGATAGATAATGTTGCTTATAGAATAGAATCTGTTAATACTTCAGCCAATACTTTGACATTGGATAAAGTATTCACCAGCGCAAATTTAAATACGACGGTAGCTTATATAAAACAATCACCTAAAGATTTATTTACTTATGGTCAGGCAGTTAGTAATGCAGGTGTTCATGTAGCTAATGTTGTTAACAAGCGTACTGTTTATGGAGTTGATAGGAATGAAGCCAATATAACAGGAAACAAGGCTAATGGTTTTAGTCAACCTGGTTGGACTCACTTTTATACATATACTACTACTCAAGGATCAGTAAGAAAAAAGGCTGAGGTTTTGGTGGCAATGTCAAAGAACTTCAATGCTAATGCAACCAACGCACTGTTTACCGATGCGTCCGACGATAACGTAGTAAGAAATAGTTAATAACAGTAGAATATGGCAGATGTAAAAATAACAGAGTTACCCTCAGCGAACCTAGTTCAAAGGGGAGATTACTTTTATTTGGTGCAAAATAATGTTAGTAAAAATGTAACTGCTGCTAATATTTATGCTTCTATAGTTGATCCAATCATTAATGGTAAAGTTTTGATTGGAACAAATATACAAGGAATATATGATTCCAATATAATTTCTATAAACACTGTTCGATCAGATTTATATGCTAATACTGGTGCTAATGTATTGGCAATTGCAAATGTCCGATTATTACCTAAAACTTTATTTCTATATAATGCAACGGTTTCTTTAGCAGGTAAAGGTTTTAGTGTTGTAGACGATTCGCCTATTACTTCTATTTTTGTAGTTACACATCAGAACGGCAGAATATTACTTAATGGTAATGACCCCATAAACTGGGTCAAAACTACTGACACCTCTAAACCCTATACTGCTTTTAAACCTTTTCCTAGTGGTTTAAAGATAATACGAGGTTCAAGATATATTTTTGATGTCAGTACATCTACAAACTCTGGAAATGTAATTAGATTTTCTACAGTATTTGATGGCACAAATTTTCCTGGTGGCACAGAATATACATCTAATGTTACGAGAAACGGCACTCCTGGCACTGCTGGAGCCAATGTAGTTTATGAACCACCAGTAGTACCAATTGATACTGGTGGCGTTGGATATTTAGATATTCCTAATGGAATAGATGGTCAAATAAAGATCATCACAATGAAACAAACCAATGGTGGTTCCTATATCATTACCAGTAATGTATACAACAATGCCGGTATTAATTTTAGAAGGCCAGGCGATACTGTTGTTCTACAATATACTGGTAATTCTTGGACAGTTATAAGTTCCTTTGCTTCTCAATTTTCAGGAACAACTGCTGATGTTCCTGAAGCTGTATCGAATCTTTATTATACAAATGCCAGATCAAGAGGAGCAATAAGTGCAGGCGACCAAAGCATTATTTATGATGTTGCCAATGGTACAATAAAGGCAAATGTAAACTTTTTAGCTAATGGAGTTATATCTGTAGCAGGTAAAACTGGTATAGTTACATTATTTACTACAGATGTCCCAGAGGATCCAGATCCTACTAAAGCAAATACCGATATTGGTTTTGTATATTTTACTAATGCAAGAGCAGAAGCTGTTCTAACTAAATCTATTAGTCTCATAACAGCAGATCAAAATAAACCACATGCTAATGTTTTATATGTTGCCACAACCGGCAATGATGCGCTAGATGGCAGAACGCTTGCTAATGCTGTTGCAAATATTCATACTGCTCTTAGCAGATCATCTAGTTGGACATCAGTTAAAGTTTTAAGTGGAGATTATACATTATTTGGCAATCCCGTGACTATACCTGCGAGAGTAGCATTACTCGGAGATAACTTAAGAACAGTTACAATACGACCTCAGAATCAATATTCTGATATGTTTTATGTAAACAATGCAGTTTATGTTTTCGGTATAACATTTAGAGACCATAAGTCACCTTCAGCAGTCTTTTCGTATAATCCGAATGGTTCGGCAGGAACCATTGTAACTAGTCCATATGTACAAAATTGCTCCTCAATAACTAGTACTGGTACAGGTATGCGTGTGGATGGCCGCTATGTTACTGGTTTAAGATCAATGGTATTGGATGCCTATACACAAACCAATGAGGGGGGCATAGGTGTGCATATGCTTAACAGAGGATACACACAGTTAGTTTCTCTGTTTACTATTTGTTGTAATATAGGTGTTCTTTGCGAAAATGGAGGATTTTGCTCACTAACTAATTCTAATACTTCTTTTGGTACTTATGGATTAGTTGCTGATGGTACAAGTCCACCATTGTATTACGCAAAAGTAATTGGGAATACTAAGGGAAGAATATTTAGATTATCCAATGTGTCACCAATGTTTGAATTACCATTTAGACATTTAATTTCCATTGGGGATTCTGTAACTTTTGCCGGATATAATAAAACCACATGTGAAAGAGATACCAGATTAATTGTAAATGATCTTGCAATAGATTTAGTATATAGTAGTAATACACAAACTAATTTTTCTGGTCGTCAGTATTGGTCGCAAACAACATCAGCAATACCTAATCAATCCGTAGAAACAGTTGCTGCGATCAATTATGTAAAACAATTGGCGACTAGGTCTATACAAAATTTAGATGCTAATATCTTTGGACAACCTTTGTATCAACCACTTGTGCCTCAATATAAAGATGCCACTAAAGTTGTTGCCGCAGGTTCAGGGCCTGTTAGAGATTTGAGTAATACTTTTGGATTGGTAGCAAATATTATTTCCAATGGCACTGTAGGAATCACAAGTAATATAATTACTAATAGCTATCCTCCGAGATCAGATACTGATACGGTCAATGCTGCTAATGTTTTAATTAACAATAGATTATTTTATCAAAAAGAGGGTGTTGCTTTTGTTAATGCAACATATTCGGGATTTTTGGGAAATATAGTTAACGGTCAAGCCAAATGTGAAAGAGATATAGGTTATATTGTTGATAGTATTTACTTTGATTTATTACATGGTGGAAATAGACAAGCTACAATGTCTGGGGTATATTACTACAATTCAAGCACCAATCAATCTATTTTAGATGTTCCTGTAGTTGGAGCTACGCAAAAACCTCAGACAGCAAATGCTTTTTTGTATATTAAAGATCTATCCTCCTACATTTTACAAACATTGCCTCTAACACAAACTTATCAATTAATAACGGGAAGGCAAAATATTGTTTCGCAAAATACTACAGCAGCTGCTGCTGTAACAACTGCGGGGGCTCCGGAACAATTACAAATAAATAGTTTACTTAATAATCTAGCTAATATCATAATTTATGGTCCCAACGTTGCAGGACCTAGATTGCCTATTTCGGCTAATGTTGGAACACTGACTCCTCCAACCAGTGGGAGTGGTTATGAAAGAGCAGCAAAATTACTTTTAGCAAATAAAGATTTTATTGCTGCAGAAGTTACTGGTTATGTCGATTTAAATTGGGCAAACATAGCAAATGGAGAAGCTAGATTTTTTGCTATTGCGGATAGAACTCCTGTAACAGGAAATGTACAAGTCGCGGCTGGTAATAATTGGATAGGGTTTGCTAATATTACATTAGATACAAGAACATTATTTATTGTACCAGCAAATTCCTTTGTTTCCTTTCATCAAGCTAGTTATATTTCAGCATCTGGTCATACTTTTGAATACTGTGGGTCAGGAGACGTATTGGCAAGTGCTCTGCCTTCTAGTGGCGGGCTTCCGATACAGGAAAATGAGGTAGTTGAAAGAAATGGTGGAGCTGTTTACTATACATCAACAGATCATGTAGGTGACTTTAGAATCGGTAATGAATTATTAATTAGTAGAGCAACAGGTACTATCAACGGCAGAACTTTCAATAAAAGTTTATTTGCAGTGATGACACCATATATATTAGCAATAGAGCAAGGATAATTATAAATGGCAACCCTAGTACCGTTAAATACTTTTAAAACAGTTACTGCAGAATTAAACACTGCTCCACGAATATATTATACCTGTCCAGAAGAAACCGCCACAATTATATTAATGGCTCAGATAACTAATGTTACAACTAATTATGATTGCAATGTAACATTTGCCCATGTATCTAATACGGGTGTAGTTCTTACTGAATTAGTTAGGAATTTTGATATTATTAGAGCAGATGCAGCATCAGTTTTAACTGGGAGATTGGTATTGGAACAAAATGCTTCAATAATGGCATTTTCTGGAGCCAATGCTAATTTAAAAATGACAATGAGTATTTTAGAGACAAGTTTAATCTAAAATGACACTTCGCAGCCTTAGTGGTAAAGTAAGGGTAAAAAATCCTGCTAACGTATCTAACGTTAGATATTCCTTCCTTTCATTAGAAGAAGCTGAACCAAACCTAGGTATGCCTGCGGGTAATGGCTATGTTTTACTTGGAAATGTGGATGGTAGAAGATATTGGAGCAATGTTTTTACTGGTAGTGGAGGAGGGGCCGGTACATCAAATTTAATTTCTTTTATTTATACTGTTGGCAACGGAGTTAGTGGAACGTTAGCTACTGATACCATATTTGATGGACCAGACGATAACAACAGAATTTTAACTATTGTAGATCCAAATCTTGTTCTTGTTGTATTAAATGGTATCACTCTTACACGTGGCGCTTCCTACGATTATACTGCAAATAATACCGCAGTAACATTAGTCAGTGGTCCAATTGGTACAGGTTCTATAGTTATTTCAAATTTCGTAATTGGAAATATTGGTTCTCAAGGATTATCTGGGCCTCAAGGTCCCCCTGGAGCAGGTACTCAGGGTTCTCCTGGGCCGCAGGGATCACTCGGACCACAAGGCGCACAAGGGCCTCAAGGTTCCCAGGGTTCACAAGGAGGGGGCGGAACACAAGGCAATACTGGTCCACAAGGGGCTCAAGGAGTTCAGGGTGCTAATGGGCCTGGGCCACAAGGCGCACCGGGACCTCAGGGAGCAGCTGGATCACCGGGTCCTGGGGGAGCACCAGCAGGACCACAAGGAATCCCTGGCCCACAAGGAGTTCAGGGGCCCCAAGGATTTCAAGGATTTCAAGGATTTCCTGGCCCACAAGGAGGCCAAGGTTCCCAAGGAGTTGGCGGTGTACAAGGAGCTCAAGGTCAACCTGGATTTCAAGGTCTACTAGGTGGTCAAGGTGTCTCGGGTCCACAAGGAGCAACTGGACCGCAAGGAACACAAGGTGCTGGCGGATCCGGACCACAAGGCGCACCGGGACCTCAGGGAGCCACAGGAGGGCAGGGGGCAACTGGACCGCAAGGAACACCTGGTCCCGCTACAGTTGGCCCCCAAGGATCTTCGGGCCCGCAAGGTTCAACCGGAGGACAAGGAGCAACTGGACCGCAAGGAGCTCAAGGTCCTCTTGGTTCGCAAGGACCTTCAGGTGGAACAGGTACTCAAGGCGTGGGAGGTGCACAAGGATCACAGGGGGCAACTGGATCACCTGGACCACCGGGGCCACCGGGACCACAAGGTGGAATAGGTAGTCAAGGATCTACAGGCACTCAAGGTACTACAGGCCCCCAAGGCATAACAGGGCCACCAGGACCGCAAGGACCCCAGGGTCAACAAGGATTCCAAGGTCCACAAGGATTTCCTGGTCCGCAAGGATCCCTGGGGCCCCAAGGAGTAACTGGTTCTGCAGGCGGCACAGGCCCAGGTGGGGGTCCTGGGCCACCTGGGCCTCAAGGCAATTCTGGACCACAAGGCGTACAAGGATCTACTGGATCGCCTGGTCCTTTGGGAAGTCCAGGCCCACAAGGAAACACTGGTTCACAGGGTACTGGAGGTGCACAAGGATCTACAGGCACTCAAGGTACTACAGGCCCCCAAGGCATAACAGGGCCACCAGGACCGCAAGGACCCCAGGGTCGACAAGGATTCCAAGGTCCACAAGGATTTCCTGGTCCGCAAGGTAATAATGGCATACAAGGATTAGGTGGTCCACAAGGCGTACAAGGATCTACTGGATCACCTGGGCCTCAAGGCAATTCTGGACCACAAGGCCCAGGCGGAGCAGGTGGTCCAGCTACTATTCCAGAAAATCTTAGAGTAACGACACTGTATGTGGGTGCAGCCCCAGCTACATTTGGACCTGCAGGTTCTATTAGAGCAGTAGACGACATAACTGCATATTATTCTTCAGATATTACGCATAAGGAAAATATAAGAAATATTTCTAATGCATTACAAAAAGTAAAATCCATAAGAGGAGTAAATTTTGATTGGACAGATGAATGGATTGAGAAACAAGGCGGAACCGATTCATATTTTATTAGAAAAGAGGATGTAGGTGTTATAGCTCAGGAAATAGAACAAGTATTGCCCGAAGTAGTTGCCACACGAATTAACGGCACCAAAGCAGTTAAATATGATAGAATTGTTGCCTTATTAATAGAGGCAGTCAAAGACCTATCAAGAGAAATTGAGGAATTGAAAAAAGCTAAATAAATTATGTTTACTTCTAAAATATTGCCTAGAATAGCAATATTTTCAATTGATAAGATAGAAAAAACTTTTAATACTATTGAATCTTGTGATTATATTGCCAATCAATTTGAAATTTTCTTTTTTAATACTACAATAGAAAATTCTTTATTAAGTCATTTTGAACTTTTAATATTAGTAGATAATCCTTGTTATTGGAAAAGTGTTTCTTTAAATTCAAAAAATAAAATTTATGTTAATTCTATTGACCTAAACGCGGATTTAATTTATAATAGATATATTGAGACTATTGTGAAAAATAATAATCCTACCATAAGTATTTTTACTCCAACCTTTAATACCTTTAATAAAATTAATAGAGTTTATGCCTCTCTTTTAGAGCAATCTTTTCAAGATTGGGAATGGATTATTGTAGATGATTCAACTGATAAGAAAAATGTAGATTATATTTTAAATTTAACTAAAAATGATAAACGAGTAAAAATTTTTGATTATAAAAATGTCAGTGGGTTTATTGGACAAACCAAAAGATTTGCTGCAAGTCTTTGTAGTGGAGAATATTTAGTTGAACTGGATCATGATGATGTTTTACATCATCTAGCATTAGAAAAAATTATAAATGCTTTTAAACGATATCCTGATTCTAATTTTTGTTTTTCCTCCTCTGCTGAATACTACGATGATGGATCCAATGTAGATTATGGAAATTATTTTGCCACCGGGTATGGAAAACATTATGATCTGTGGTACAAGGGTAGGCATTATAGGCCTGCAATAGTGCCAGTAAATTTTTCTACAATTCGTCATATAGTTGGTGTACCAAATCATTTTAGATGCTGGAAAAGCAATTTTTATAACTCTATATCTAGACACAATGATAAGTTAAATTGTGTAGATGATTATGAACTTTTAATTAGAACTTTTCTTAATACTAAAATGATACAAATACGAGATTGTTTGTATTTTCAAACAACTAGCCCAGAAACTGCTACCAATGCAAGAAGAGCAGAGATACAAAGAAAAGTTGATAGAATTTGCAAGTATTACGAAAATAAAATTCATAATAGAATATTGGAATTAGGATCCGAAGATTTTAATTTGGATAAAAAACCTTCTCAACATTATAATTTGGCTTATGAAATTTGAAACTAGTTCTGGAATTGCTTTACCTCAGATTATAAAACAACTAGGTCCTGGTTTAGTTGGAATAGAATTGGGAATTTGGTACGGAAATAATGCTGGTTTTTTATTACAAGAATGTAGTAATATAAGTAAATTGTATGGTATAGATCCATATCTACCATATCAAGACTGGAATCGTTATATAACAGAGACAGATATAAAACAAATTAGAAATACTGCAGTAAACAATCTTGAAATTTTTAAAGATAGATTTGAATTATATGAAAATGATGCTTCTGATATAGTCTATAAATTTAAAGATGAATCATTGGATTTTATTTTTATAGACGGGGATCATTCTTTTGAAAAATGCTATAAAGATTTAAAAAACTATTTTGAAAAAGTTAAACGAGGCGGATTATTTTCTGGACATGATTATACATTAGTGGGTGTTAATTCTGCACTGCACAAATTTAGAAAAGAAAATAATATCAAAGGAAATTTTAAAGTTATACCGAATGATGTCTGGTATTGGATAAAGGAATAATTATGTTTAAAGAATGGCACAAAACTAAATCTATTAATGTGTTTGGATACATTGATAATTTTTACACCGAAAATAATAATCTAAGAATTAGCGGATGGTTAGTTCCATCAGTTGAGAAAGATAATGTAGAATTTTATTTACAATTAGATGATAAACTTTTATCTTTATTTTGTTTTAACGAAAGATTAGACGTAGCAAAAAATTACAACACTAAAGACAACAAATTTATATCTTGTGGTTTTGATGTTAGTATACCGAAACCGAAAAACGATGAGATTAAACTGGTAGTTAAACTATTTAACAATGTAGAGGATGTCTTTTTACTAAATGTAAACACAGATTATTCAAGATTATTAAGTGACACTTCTATACAAGAATATGAGGAAATAAAAATTACCAGTCAAGCTTTTCCTAATATAATTGTGGTTGATGATTTCTACGAAGATCCAGATTTGGTAAGACGAGTTGCCTTAGAGCAGGAATTTATTGCAGACATTAGATATTTTAAAGGTAAAAGAACCGCCAAAAAATTTTTGCCCCCGGGCACAAAACAAATCTTTGAACAGTTGTTAGGAAAAAAAATTATAGCTTGGGAAGAACATGATTGTAATGGTGTTTTTCAATATTGTACAGCACAGGATTCTTTAGTTATTCATTCAGATTTACAAAGTTATGCTGCTGTTATTTATCTAACCCCCAATGCGCCTCCTGAAACTGGCACAAGTTTTTATAGAAGTAAAAAGCATACTAATGTTAGAAGTATACACTCTAATGATTCTTTATATAACGATGTATATGAAAATGATTATTATGACAGAACTCGTTTTGATGAGATTGATACTGTGGGCAATGTCTATAATAGATTAGTTATTTGGAATGCTAGAATGATTCATTCTGCATCCGAATATTTTGGAAATAGTTTAGAAAATTCACGTTTATTTCATATATTTTTCTTCGATACCGAATAGTTATGAGAGATTATTGGCAAGTTTGGCCTGGTGCACTGGATGATGAAATATGTGATAAAATTATTACTACATCATTAAAATATGAACCAAAAATAGCAGGGATAGGTTTTGATGAAGATCATAAAATAGACGATAACTATAGATCTTCAAAAATTAGATGGATAAATACTTATGAATATTTCATATCCGCCTTGATTTTGTACTTTGCAAAAGAAGCAAATAGATCGGCGCTAGATATGGACATATATGATTATGTGACAGAGTTACAATTTACTGAATATACAGAAGAATACAAGGGAAAATATAATATTCATCATGATGTTAATTGGTTACAAGATCCAATTTCTGAAAGAAAACTATCAGTAGTGATACAATTATCTAAACCTGAAGATTATGAAGGGGGAAGATTTAGTTTTGCTTCTATTCCAAATCCTTTAGATAATCAATTCTTACCAAGAGGATCAGTTTTAGTTTTTCCTTCCTTTTTCGAGCATTCTGTTTCAGAAGTTACAAAAGGAACGCGTTATAGTTTGGTCTCCTGGTTGCAAGGTCCTAAGATTCGGTAACTAAATATCTGGGTTATATAAATAATAGAGTAACTATTATGAATAGGACCCTGTTTAATGACCACAACTACTCGGTTATACGCCAGTCTTTTGGGTCCCGATGGAAAGGTAGCAGCTAATTCCCTCGGATCTAATTCGTTTTCTAATACCTTAATTGATTATTTCAAAGATGTAGATACTATTGCTATTTCTCCCGCAATTAATAATACTTTATTGTGGGATGGTACCAATTGGGTCCCTGGCTCTGTAGTTGTTAGTAGTTCAGAAAATGCCAATATTGCAAATATTGTTTTAGGTGTTGTTAATGCCTCTATAGTTTCTGGGTTTGCTAATGTGGCTAGATTTGCAAATATAGCCAATCTAGCTAATATGGTAGTAACTCTAAGTAATTTTACTACCGCCAATTTAAGAGAAGCATCGAGTAATCTTTATTTTACCAATGCTCGTGTTGATGCGAGATTTCTTACAACTAGTGTAAATAATCTAGTTGATGTCAATACTACAGGCGCATCTGTAGGTCAAGTATTATTGTGGGATGGTAGCAATTGGGTACCTAACACTTACGTTTCAACCACATCTAATTTTTCCACACAAACCACCTTTGCTAATTTAGCTGCATTAGCTAATGTGGCAATTATAGCAAATTCTGCTTTATTTGCTAATGTTGCTAATATAGCTAATATGGTTGCTACTATAAGCAACTTTACAACAGCGAATCTAAGAGAAGCATCAAGTAATCTTTATTTTACCAATGCTCGTGTTGATGCTAGAATAGCTACAACAAGTATTGATCTTTTATCAGATGTCAATACTACTGGTGTCTTATCTGGAGATTATTTAAGATGGAATGGAGTATTTTGGTATCCTTCCGCATTAATAGTTTTAGCACAAGCTGCAGATTTTGCTAATGTAGCTAATATAGCAAACTTAGTTGTTTCTATTAGAAACTTCAGTACTTCTAATCTAATTGAAGGTGCAAATCTTTATTACACCAATGCAAGAGTAGCATCAAATGTAGCTTTACTTAGTGTAAATGTTTTGGCAGACGTAGATACCACAGGTGCCTCATTCGGTCAAGCATTAATTTGGAACGGTTCAAATTGGATAGCACAAACCATTGCTGCACCTACAGCCAATATTGCTAACTTTGCCAATGTATCTAATATTGCTAATCTAGTTTTAAGTTTAAGTAATTTAAGTACCTCAAATCTAAGAGAAGGATCTAATTTATATTATACGAACAATAGAGTTTTTGCCAATGTAAGTCAAATGAGTATTAACGTCCTTGCTGACGTTAATATAGTTGATTTGGATGTTAATGATCTATTAGTTTGGGATGGTAGCCAGTGGATTCCGCAATCTGTAGCAGCACTGTCAAATATATCAGTAAATGCTGATTTTTCCAATAGATCAAATCTTGCTAATCTAGTTTTAAGTTTAAGTAATTTAACAACCTCGAATTTAGCAGAAGGTACCAATCTATACTATACAAATAATAGAGTATTTTCCAATGTAAGTCAAATGAGTATTAATGTCTTGGCGGATGTTAATACAACTGGGGCCACAATAAATCAAGTATTAGCTTGGAATGGAAGTAATTGGATACCCGCCACTGCTGCTGCCGGGACATCAGAAAACGCAAATATTGCAAATTTGGTTCTAACTCTAAGTAATTTTACTACCGCCAATTTAAGAGAAGCATCGAGTAATCTTTATTTTACCAATGCTCGTGTTGATGCTAGAATAGCTACAACAAGTATTAATGCTTTATATGATGTGGACACAACTGGTGCTGCAGTTGATCATGTGCTTTCTTGGAACGGTAGTAATTGGATATCGAAAGTTGTAACTGCTCCCCTATCTAATATTGCTTTATTTGCAGAAGTTGCTAATATAGCTAATGTAGTTTTAGATATAAGTAACTTTAGTATTAATGCCTTATCTGATGTAGATATAGTTAATTTGGATGTAAATGATATATTAGCCTGGGATGGTGTAGCTTGGGTTCCAACATCTGCAGCAGCATTATCAAATATATCAGTTAATGCTGATTTTGCTGCGAGAGCTAATCTCGCAAATGTGGTAGTAACATTAAGTAATTTTACCACAGATAATTTAAGAGAAGGTTCTGCTAATCTTTATTTTACTAATGTAAGATCTAGAAGAACTATTAGTGCCGGCGATCAGACCATCATATATGATGAAGGCCTAGGGACAATACGAGCCAATCTAGAATATTTTGCCAATGCCAATATTACAGTCTCTGCAGTTTCATTCGTAGATAATAAAAAATTCACATTTACTGCTACATCTGGACAAACAGAATTTTCTGGGGTGGATATTAATGGAGAAACATTAACAGTCAGTAGGCCATCAAAAGTAAATGTTTTTCTTAATGGTATTTTAATGAGTAATGTTGTGGATTATACCGCAACTCAATCCGGAATATTTTTTAATTATGGTGTTTCAAATAATGATGTTGTAACAGTTATAGATGGTGTTTTAGTTGGGTATGGTGTAGATGCAGCAAATGTTGTAAATGTCAATGGTTATACTGGTATCGTTTTACTATCTACTACAGATATACCCGAAGGCACTAAACTATATTATACTAATTCCAGAGTATTTTCTAATGTAAGTCAAATGAGTATTAATGTCTTGGCAGATGTTAATACAACAGGAGTTAGCGGAGGACAAGCTTTAATTTGGGATGGCGCAAATTGGGTGCCAGGTTCTCCTATTATTGGCGCAACTGCTTTTGCAAATACCTCTAATATAGCTAATCTCGTATTGACCTTAGATAATTTAACCACATCTAATTTAGCAGAGGGTACAAATCTATATTTTACAAATGCTAGAGTTTTAGCAAATGTTTCTGGAATATTGGCAGGTAAAGCTAGTAGTGCAGATTTGACCACATCAAATATAAGAGAATTGGCCAATCTTTTTTATACTAATGCTAGAGTATATTCTAATGTTGTTAATCTTTTGCAAAATTATTCTGGTAATGTAAACGCAGGCAACGTTATAGTAACCGGAAAAATATTTGGAGATGGATCTGCCTTAACTGGAATAGCTTCCGGATCATCTAGTGTGGCTAATATAGCCAATCTGGCAAATATGGTAGTAACGTTAAGTAATTTCACTACCTCAAATTTAGCAGAGGGCAGCAATTTATATTTTACAAATGCTAGAGTTGCTGCTAATGTATCAGGATTAATAGCGGGTAAAGCTAGTAGTGCAGATCTGACCACAGCAAATGTAATAGAATTATCTAATCTCTATTACACCAATACTAGAGTATATTCAAATGTTATTAATCTTTTACAGTCTTATACGGGTAATTTAAGTGCAGGAAATATAACTGTAACTGGTAAATTTTATGGTGATGGTTCAGCACTAACAGGTATATCCTCTGCATCCGCCAATCTTTCTAGTATGGCTACCTATAATGGTAATATACTAGCATCTCAAGTATTTGTTACCGGTAATGTAACCGCCAACGGATATAACCTGGGTACTACTGGGGCATTCACAAGTACTTTAGATAATAATACTATCATTAGAGCAGGAGTTTACGAATACACATTTAGTGATCAGGGATATGCATCATTGGGTAATGTGAGGATATCTAATATATCGACGCCTCTTGGCGCAACAATGATTTCCAGTTCTACCGGTAATAATACTAGAATTCAAGCAGGGTTATTTACTACCACATTTAATGATGCTGGAAATGTCCTTGTTCCTAATTTAGTTGTTTCAGGTACCATTTATGGTGATGGTTCTGGTTTAACTGGTATAACTGCTAATTT